TTCAGCACCACCAGCCTGCCGGGCATCCTCAGCAACATCGCCAACAAGATGCTGCTGGAGGGGTACAACTACATCGAGGACGCCTGGCGGAAGATCGCCAAAATCGCCTCTGTCAACGACTTCAAGGAGCACAGCCGCTACCGCATGACCGGGGCGTTCAAGTTCGAGCAGGTCGGCCCGGACGGCGAGCTCAAGCACGGCAAGCTGGACGAGCAGAAGTTTGGCCAGAAGGCCGACACGCACGGGATCATGTTCGCCCTGACGCGTCAGATGATCATCAACGACGACATGGGCGCGTTCACCGACATCCCGCGCCAGATCGGCATGGGGGCGGCCGAGTCCATCGCCGACGCCGTGTGGGGCCTGTGGCTGAGCAATCCCGTCCAGACGGACGGCAAGGCGTTCTTCAGCACCGACCACAAGAACTACGCCGAGGGCGCCGACACCGCCTTGACGGTGGACGGGCTGACGGCGGCCGAGGTGCTCTTCGGCGAGCAGACCAAGCCCAACGGCCGCCCGCTGGGCGTGCCGGCCACGATCCTGCTGGTGCCGACGGCCCTGAAGGTCCCGGCCGAGGTGCTCATGAAGAGCGTCCAGCTCAACGAGACCACCACCGCCAACAAGGCCAAGCCGAACACCAACCCCCACGTGGGCAAATTCGACGTGGTCAGCTCGGTGTACCTCTCCAACGCCAGCTTCACCGGGTACTCCAGCAAGGCGTGGTACCTGCTGGCCGACCCCAACCGCCTTCCGGCCATCGAAATCGCCTTCCTCAACGGCGTGGACCGGCCGACGGTGGAGAAGACCGACGCGGACTTCAACACGCTCGGCATCCAGTTCCGCGGGTACATCGACTTCGGCGTCCGCGAGCAGGACTACCGCGGCGCGGCCAAGATGAAGGGCGAGGTCTAAGCCTCGGCCTTGTCCGGCAGATCCCAGGACCTTCACGCATTCAAGGAGCATTGATCCATGGCAAAGGCACGCTTCATTCATGACGGCAACAGTATCGACTACACCCCCAGCGCAGACGTAACCGCCGGGGACGTGATCGTGCAGGGCACCCTGGCTGGCGTGGCCAAGCTGGACATCGCCGCCAACACCCTCGGGGCGCTCGCGGTTCGGGGCGTCTTCGACGTGGCCAAGGCGGCGGTGGCCTTCACCCCCGGCGCAGCCGTCTACTGGGACGCCGATGGCGACCCGGTCGGCGGGACGGCCGGGACCGGTGCGGCCACGACCACCCGGACGGGCAACACCTTCATGGGCTTCGCCCTGGCGGCTGCCGCCGAGACGGCGACCACGGTTCGGACGGCCCTGCGGTCGGTGGAGTCCGCCGCGGCCGAGACGCTCGGCCTGGGCGACCTGTCCGACGTGGGCCCGGTGACCTACACCGCCGGCAAGGTCCTGGTCGCGGATGGCGACTCCTTCGAGTCGGTCGCCGTCTCGGGCAACGCGACCCTGGCGGCCAACGGAGCGCTGACGGTGACCGGGGCGGCCGTGGGCGACACCAAGGAGATCACCTTTGGCACCAGCAAGCTGGCCCGCTCGGGCAACAACGTCATCGCCACGCTGCCCACCAGCGACCCCGGCGTGGCCGGGGCCCTCTGGAGCGACAGCGGGACGCTGAAGGTGTCCGCCGGCGTGTAACGAGGGCATCGACCGTGGCCGACCTGCTTGAACAGGCCGTTTCCTGGCTGGGCCGGATGCGCGGCACCCACCTGGCCCGGACGGTGACCTACCAGCGTGACGGGCAGAGCGCCGACCTGCCCGCCACGCTGGGCAGCACGGACTATCAGGTATCCGATGAGTCGGGCCTGACGGTCCAGGCGGTCGCGATGGATTTCCTGGTCGCCGCCGACCAGCTCGTGCTGGGCGGGATCAGGACGCTGCCACGGCCGGGCGACCGGGTTCGGCTGGCCGACGGTGGGCAGGTGAAGGTGTACGAGGTGCTCGACCTGGCTGGCGGCGGGCACTACCGGCCGAGCGACCCGTACGGCGTGACGCTGAGGATTCACACCAAGCAGGTGGACGTGGAGAGCGGAACGTGAACGATTTCATCACGCAACCCATTGTGCAGTACGGCTTCGTGGGCTTTGCCGCGGCGCTGCTGGGCATCGTGGTCTGGCTGATCCAGAAGCTCCTGGCGGTGCTGGAGGCCAACAACCGGATCATCGCCGCCAACACCGAGGCGATCCGCGACCTGAACGGCATGACATCCGACCTGCTGAAGCTCAACCGCTCGCTCCACGACAAGATCATCTCGCGGCCCTGCATCGCGGCCAAGGAGCAGGAAGGCTGATGGGCGCAATCGTGGACATCGCGAATGCGGTCATGGCCGAGTTGAACGGCCACACCTTCAGCCGGTCCTTCACCGCCCAGCGGCTCTACCGGCCGGTCTTCGACTTGGGCGAAATGAAGACGCTCCACGTGTCGGTCGTGCCCAAGGGCGTCGAGTTGCAGGGCGCCAGCCGCACACTGGTCCAGCACGACTACCAGATCGACGTGGGCGTGCAGAAGAAGCTGCCCACGAGCCCCTCCGGCGACGACGCGGAGATCGACGCCTTGATGGCCCTGGTGGAGGAGATCGCGGACTTCTTCCGCCAGCGCCGGCTCCAGACAATGCCCAGCGCAGTGTGGGTCCAGACGCAGAACCTGCCCATCTACTCCCAGGAGCACCTGGAGCAGATGCGGCAGTTCACGTCCGTCCTGACGCTGACCTTCCGGGTACTGAGGTGAGTCTATGACCAATCCCTTCATGCGAAAGATCGTCCTGACCGCCGCCTACCAACCGCTGTCGACGGTGAAGCTGGTCCTGTCGGTCCAGGTCTCCTGCCTGCCCGGCAACGCCGGCAACGCCCTCTTCAAGTGCGGCGGCGACACGGACGTGCCGTGGATTCCAGGTGAGTGGCACGACTTTGTCGGCATCGACCTGTCGGAGATTCAGGTTAAGGGCACCCCCGGGGACCTGATCACGATCATCGGAGGGTCTCGCTGATGGGATACCGAGGATACGGCAGCGGCGGGTTGCCCGGCGAAGACGGGCGGACGGTCTTGAACGGCGTCGGCGCGCCTTCTCCTGAGGTTGGGGCAGAGGGTGACTTCTACCTCGACACCCAGACCACGGAGTTGTACGGACCCAAGACCAACGGCGTCTGGGGCGAGGCAGTCGGGCTGGTCGGGCCCCAAGGGGAGCCGGGACCACAGGGCCCCGCCGGAGAGCAAGGCCCTGCAGGTGTGCAAGGACCCGCGGGCCCCCAGGGCGAGCAGGGATTGCCCGGTCCCCAAGGCGACGCCGGCCCGGCCGGCGCGCAGGGAGAACCCGGTCCTCAGGGTCCCCAGGGCATCCAGGGCGAGCCGGGCGTGCAGGGCCCACAGGGCGAGGCCGGTCCACAAGGGATTCAGGGTTTGCCTGGGGAACAGGGTCTACCCGGTCCCCAGGGCGAAGTCGGCCCGCAAGGTCCGCAGGGGGTTCCGGGCGAGCCGGGTGCCCAGGGGTCCCAAGGCATCCAAGGCGAGCCCGGCGCGCAGGGTCTGCAGGGCATTCAAGGCGAGCCCGGCGATCAAGGGCCCCAGGGAATTCAGGGCGCCCCTGGCGCGGACGGCGAGGATGGCGTAGGTGTGCCCGCGGGCGGCGCTGAAGGCCAGGTGCTCGCCAAGGCAACCGCCGCGGACTATGACACCGAGTGGGTGGACCAGACCGGCGGAACCGGCGGCCTGTGCCACGAGGGCGACGGCTCCTACTCCATCATCTGCGGCCAGACAGAGCAGACCCTCGACACCGACGGCGACTACTCCGTCATCGGCGGCGGGCAATCCAACCAGTTCACTCTGCTTGCCGACTACTCGGTCATCGCGGGTGGGTCCAGCCAGTATGGGTCGGCGGCGTATGCCACAATCGGCGGCGGCTTCCTCAACCAGGCCAATTCCGCCTACTGCGCGATCGGCGGCGGGCAGCAGAACATCATCGCGTCGGGCGACCAGGCCACGATTGCCGGCGGGATGAGCGGGTATGTCTGGGGCGAAGGGTCCGCCATCGGCGGCGGCAAGTCCAACTACATCGACGGCCCATACGGCGTCATCGCCGGCGGGTATTACAACGTGTCCGATTCCGGCACGAGCTACGGCTCGATCCTGGGCGGGCAATACAACTCCATCGGCGGCAGTGCCGACGGGGCCGCCATCCTGGGCGGCATCCGCAACCAGGTCGCCTTCGGGGCCTACGGCGGCCTGGCGGCCGGCCGGTCGGCCATCGCCCGCATCCCGACCCAAATGGCCTTCTCGGGCCTGCGGTCGTCGGACGAAATCTACAACAAGGGCGAGCGGCAGCGAAGCTGGTATCACTTCAAGACCACGATGCCCAGCGGGTCCACCTACTCGCAGCACCTTCTCATCGATGGGTACAACTACTTCAATCCCTTCGTCGAGGGCCAGGCGATGCACGCCACGCTCCGCGTGATCGCCAAAGACAAGGCCAACGGCAACGTCTGCGTCTGGTGGTGGGAGCTGGTCCTCGACTTCAACAACGGCAACCTCGAAGTCGTCCTGGCCAGGACCTTCTCGTACATGGGCGGGTCCTCCATCAGCGAGAACAACTACTGGAGCGGAAACATCCTCTCGGAAGATGCGAGCTTGAGCATGGCCTGGTCCAACGCGGGGACGGCCCTCTACCTTCAGATGTATGACATGAACCCCAGCCACGGCGAGATCGAGGTCTACGGCGTCATCGAGTCTGTCGAACTCATCGCCCCCGTCGCGGGCGGCTCCTATTCGGGAAGCTGAAATCCATGATCCAGCAAGCCGACCAATTCGTCGCCAGCCTTCCGCCGTACCCCTCCGGGCGGTACAGCGGCCGGGGCATCGTCATCTGCGGCGGTGGCCCGTACTTCGTCGTCGGCTATGCCAACGTCCGCCTGATCCGGCACCTGGGCTGCGATTGGCCCATCGAGTGGTTCTTCCTCCCTGGCGAGATGGACGCCGAGCAGCGGGACATCCTGGCCCCCCTGGGCGTGCGGTGCGTCGAGCGGCCGTGGCAGCCCCAGCCCAGCTACAAGAAGCACCTGGGCGGCTGGCAACTCAAGAGTTGGGCCGTCCTGCATTCGTCGTTCGAGGAGGTCCTATTGGTGGACAGCGACAGCTACCTCGAGCGTGAACCCTCGTACCTCTTCGATGGCCCTGAGTGGCGGGATCATGCCGCGATCTTTTGGCCCGACCGGTTCGACCTCCGCTCCGACGCCGGCTGCTGGATGCCGCCCGGTGCGCCCGGGGCGTGGGAGGCATTCGGCGTGGAAGATAGCGGCGACCGGCGGCAGATGGAATCGGGGCAACTTCTGGTGAACAAGGCCCGCTCCTGGCAGGCGATGAACCTGTGCGCCTGGTACAACGACCACTGGCAGCACTATTACAACTTCGTCTACGGGGACAAGGATACCTTCCGGATGGCATGGTCTCGCACCGGCGCCCCGTTCTTCCTCGTCCCCGGCTACTGCGGCCTCGACCCGGGCGTCTACGTCCAGCGGTGGACGGATGGCTCGGTCGCCTTCCGCCATCTCATCGGCGGGAAGTGGAATATCTCCGGCCGGCCGCTCATCGGCCGGCACTTCACCCATCGCCAGCTTTGCTCTCGCTTCGTGGCCGACCTCCGGGCGGCCTGGTCCGGCGGCGAGGGCGTCAGCGGATACGACTGGAGGAATGCATGAGCCTTCGTGACAAGATGATCCTCCGGGGCGGCCCCGACCGGCACATCGCCTGGGAAGTCTGGGACCGGGACGACGACGGGCTGCTGGAACTGCACCGCCAGGGCGTCCAGGTGATGCGGATGCTCGACGTCGGCGCGCACATCGGCGCGGCGTCGCTGCTGGCGGTCGATCTGTGGCCCGACGTCCAGGTCGCCGCCTTCGAGCCCGACGCGGAGAGTTTTTCAACACTGGTTCAGAATGCCGCCCTGTGCGGGGGCAAGGTCCGCACGTTCCCCTGCGGTGTCGCCGCCACAGCCGGCCGGCGGGAGTTCCTGACGGCGGTCAACTCGATCTGGGGGGCCTCGGGCTGCAACCGGCTGTACGAGGGCGGGCCCATCCCGACCAACTTCCGCAAGGTCGCCGTCGAGTGTGTCACGTTGGCCGGCGCCCTGGACCTGGCCGGATGGGACTCGTGCGACCTGCTCAAGATGGATTGTGAGGGGGCGGAGCTTGAGATCCTCGACGCCGCCGTCCGGGACGGACGCTTAGACCGGGTGGGCCGGATCGCCGGGGAGTGGCACGGCCTCAATGCCGGGCAGCGCCTGGCCGACCTGCTCTCACCGCTGTTCGACGTGACGTACACCTTCAACACGGACCATCCCAACACGCTCGGCCTGTTCCGGGCGGCCAGGAGAACCTGACATGATGAACCTTGCGACAGGCGCCATGCTCCCCCTGCTGGTCAAGTTCAAGCCGACGGCCACGGGGCAGTTTGAGACGGTGCTTCCGATCACGGCCGGGACCGAGACGTTCAACCTCACCATCAAGGGCAGAGGCGTCGCGGCGCTGGGGGCTGGGGAGTCCTGGAATGCCCCCGATGGCAGCGACGTGGCCGTGGTACGCCTGGCCGCCGACCCCAAGTACAAGGCGTTCTCCTTCAACTTCGGGCAGGTGCCCATCGGCGAGACCGCCAAGGCGTCCATCGCCGTGGCCAACCGCACGGGCGACACGATCAGCCTGGACGCCGGGTCGCTTGCCGCGCCCTTCGTCAGCAAGCTCCAGGCGGCCAGCGCCCCGGCCCCCCGGCCGGCGTTCGCCAAGGCGCTCCAGCCGCGGACGGCCCCGCAGCCGACGATCAAGCAGATCGTCCCCCAGATCGCCCAGGCGGCCAATGAGGCGGTCCTGGCCGTGCGGGCGGTGAGGGCCAATCTCCAGCGGGCCCTGTCAGCGGCACCCCGCTCGGAGATCGACGCGGAACTCGGGGCCGAGGACGCCGCCAAGCTGGCGGCTATCCAGGATGCGATGAACGCCTTTCTGACCGCCGTGGAGTAGATCGTGATCGGCATGAACCTCGACAAGATGAAGTCGATGTTCTTCGACCGCAAGGCGGTCAAGAACGCTGTCGACCGCGCGACCCGGAAGGTCCTGTCGAAGTTCGGGGCGTTCGTCCGCACCACGGCCCGGCACTCGATCCGCAAGCGCAAGGGCGCCAGCCCGCCCGGCAAGCCCCCGCACGGGCACGTGGGGCTGCTCAAGCGGCTGATCTTCTTCGGCTACGACCTGGTGCGGCGGTCGGTCGTCATCGGCCCCACGCCTCTGCGGGGCGAAGCCGAGGCTCCGCCCCTGCTGGAATACGGTGGACGTGCCCGGCGGAAGGACCGCAAGGGCAAGAGCGTCATGGCGACCTACAAGAGTCGCGCCTTCATGGGCCCGGCCTTCGAGAAGGAAAAGCCAAAACTCCCGGCCCTCTGGGCCAATAGCGTGAAAGGGTAACACATGAGCATCAAGTTGGGCATGGAAGCCAAGCTGTACTACTGTGCCGCCGGGATCGGCGGGACGCCGACCTGGACGGAACTGACCAACGTCAAGAACGTGACGCTGGGCCTCCAGAAGGGCGAAGCCGACGTGACCACCCGGGCCAACAACGGCTGGAAGGCGTCGGTCGGCACCCTCAAGGAGGGCAACATCGAGTTCGAGATGGTCTGGGACACCGAAGACACCGGATTCGGGGCGATCAAGGACGCCTACATGAACAGCACGGCCATCGGCCTGGCCGTCATGGACGGCGCGATCGACGCCGCCGGCAGCCAGGGCCTCTGGGCCGACTGCTCCATCATCGACTTCTCCCGCGAGGAGCCGCTGGAGGAGGCCCTGTCGGTCAAGGTGACCGCCAAGCCGACCTACTCGACCAACGCGCCCCAGTGGAAGACCATCGCCGGCTCATAACCAGGAGGACCCCCATGAAGACGTTTTTGGACAACGCAAACCGAACGTGGACCGTCTCGATCACTGTGGACGCGATCAAGCGGGTCAAGGGCCTGTTGGGCGTGAATCTCCTGGACGCCGTGGGCGGCGACCTCCTGGAGAAGCTCGTTGGCGACCCCGTGCTGCTGTGCGACGTGGTGTACGCCCTGTGCAAGCCGCAGGCCGAGCAGGCATCCGTCAGCGACGAGGACTTCGGCCGGTCGATGGCCGGCGACGCCATCGAGCGGGCGACCACGACGCTGCTGGAGGACCTGGTGGATTTTTTCCCGGGCCAGCGGCGGAAGCTGCTGGCCAAGGCCCTGGAGAAGCTCCGGGCGATGGAGAACGTCGCCTTCCAGGCCGCCGAGAAGCGGCTGGACGATCCGAGCCTGGAGGCCCAGGTCCTGGCGGCGGTGAACGGATCGAGCGGCTGATCTGGGAGCTGGCCGGGATCGCCGGCGTGGCCCCCGGACCGCTGACGCTGCGGGAGCTGGCCTGGA